ACCACCGATGAGGTGGCATTTATCCGTGGCAATAGGAACGTGCTTTTGTGACCTTTATCGGCCGCCTGGGCGCGTGCGGACGTGGCAAGGGCGGAGAGCCAAGTGCGCCCGCATCTTGAAAGCGTTTCACACGGAAACACCGGCCTTGCCACAATTGGATGTGTGGGTGCAAAGAGAAGGGCCGGGCCTCCCATGACAGGAAACCCGGCCCAAAGCGCGGGAGCTGAAACCGCACACACAAGGAGGAACCCCTTGAGCGAGATGATCACTATCACCCTGCCATTTGGCGACAAGACCCAAATTGCATTGGACACCTATCAAGCCATCAAGCGAGCCGTGCCGATCCTCCGCGAGGATCACCGGGTGGCCGCCTATGCGGCCGCACCTCATGAGGGCATCACGCCGGAGCTGGTGGCGCACATCCGCCGCCGCATGATCGCTCGCGGAGAGCTCCCGGCTCGCGCGTTTTCAAGGCGCGTAAGCCAAAGCGATTGACACAACGCACAAAAGCAACGCACATACAAGGCGACAAAGGAGCGCGTTATGCAGATAGAAAAGGGCATCCCGGTGCACGATCCTCGCGCATCGGCAAATGTGGGCCGCCGCAAATATCCGTGGGATGAGATGGAGGTGGGTGATAGCTTCCACGCTCCGGCGAGCGCCAACTCCCTCCGGACGGCCGCCGCAAACTACAGCAAGAAAACCGGGCGCGCGTTTGTCGTTCGCAAAGAAGGCGACGGCGCAAGAGCCTGGAGGACAGCATGAGCCGCATCCGTTCCATCCATCCCGGCTTTTTCACGGATGAGGATTTCGTGCAGGTGAGCGCCTTCGCACGGCTCCTCCTCCTTGGCCTTGGCACGGAGGCCGATGACAAGGGCACTTTCCCGTGGAAGCCGGTCTCGCTCAAGATGAAGCTCTTTCCGATGGACATGGTGGATATTCAAGAGCTCCTCCGCGAGCTCACGGATGCCGATGCGATCCGCCGCTATCAGGTGGACGGAAAAGAGTTCGGAGCCATCCGGAATTTCCGCGTTCATCAACGGCCGAAAAAGCCGAATGACCTCCATCCGATGCCCGATGAGTTACGAACCTATGTAGGTTTAACCTATGAGAGTTCGGAACCGGTGGGGAACCGGTGGGGAAAAACCTCCGCAGATGGAGGGGAGGGGAGGGGAGAGGAGAGGAGGATGGAGGATGGAGAGGAGAGGAGGATGGAGGATGGAGAGGAGAGGAGGATGGAGGATGGAGAGGAGAGGAGGATGGAGGATGGAGAGGAGAGGAGAGGAGGGGCCACCGGCAAAGGCTCTAAGCTACCTCGCACCTTTGAGCCGATCCTCACTGACACCGCCAAGGGCATTGTGAGCCGGTGGCCGCAAGGCATGCTGGAAAGAGAGCTGGAGAAGTTCCGCGATCATCACACCGCCAAGGGATCGGTGATGGAGGACTGGCAAGCCGCGTTCCGGACGTGGCTCCGCAACGCAGATGAATGGAGATACCGCAATGGAAACGGAAATCGCGACAATCGCGGATCAGGAAATGGCCTCCTTGATGCCGCTCTTGATGAAATGGGAGAGCGAGGCCGATTTGTCCGATGAGCAGTTTCACGCCATCGCTCGCTTTGCCGCATCGCCGCCTCCGGCGCTCCCCATCGTCACGCCCGATGAGCTCCGTGAGATGATCGCCTTTCTCGCCGGATCGCTCAAGGCTCCGCGCACCGGAGTGGAAGCCGGAAAGATCAAGCTCGGAGCCTATCACCTCGCCCTGGCGGATCAGCCCAAGGCCGCGCTCACCCATGCCGTGCAAGTGGCGATCCGCACCATGGAGTGGCTCCCCGCACCGGCGGAACTCCTCAAGATCGCGGAGGGCTATTGTGGACCGGAAAAGCTCGCTCACTCGCGTGCTCGCCGTCTCGCAAGGGATCGGCACCAACGCCTCTTTGAGGAACGGTGCAAAGCCATCCGCTCGCGCACCTTCCCGGTGGATCAGCTCCACACCCTCACGGAGAGCGAGCTCCGCCATGGCCTCGCCAATCGCGCCCTCCTCCGCGAGCTGGATGGCACCGTGATCCTTTGGACACTGGAGGATGAAAACCGCATCGCCACGGAGCGCAAAGCCCAATGGGCCATAGAAGGGCCGCCCCTCTCTCCGGACGATGAGCGGGACAAACGCGCGGAGGATGCTCCGGATCGGGCGAAATCGAGTGGATCGGTGGGCGATATTGCCGCCGGGCTCTTGGCAGGGATGGAGGTTGATGATGGCAAAGCGTGAGCCCGCGTGGGCGCGGCCGATGTGCAAGGATTGCGGGAAGCGGACGCGGGAACACGGCTCCAGCCGTTGCGCGACGTGCGCGCGCAAGGAGCCGGTGTGCTCCGTGTGCCATTGCCGGAAGGGATTGAATTTCGAGAATTGCCGGGCTTGCGATCTCGCAATCCGGATCGCCATTCTCCGGGCGCGCGCCGCCGGGCAATGGCTCCAGCTCAAGCGCGCGATCAAGGAGATGTTTCGTGGCTGATCGGATTGTGGACTTGCTCACGCTCGCGGGCGTGCTGGCCTTGGTGGCGTTGCCGGTGGCGGTGATCGTGATCGGTGTGCTGGTGTGGATCAACCGGAGGCGCGCTCGCGCCGTCAAGGACTGGGCCGCGCGGCATGGCGATCTCAAGCGGCGGCTTGCCGATGTGGAGGCGTTGCGACGCGCGGAGCAAGGCAAGCTCCGGCGGGATTGGTGCCGCGAGCCTGGCCACGATGGACCTTGCGCGGCCGTGCCCTCCATGATCCGTGAGCACGTGGGCGATCCGCCCTATGGCCGTGCGGAGTGCGCTGAAACGGAGGGCGATTGCTCATGAGGCGACCGCGAGCGAAGGCAGCTCCAGCCGCCCTTCCGCCCATCATCTTGCCGGAGAAGGCCGCCGGGCCGCCATGGCATGAGGGGCGCACGTTCTACTCATGCGGCCGGTGCTCCGCGCAAGATGAGCGCACCAAGGAGCACCTCTCCCACCCGCTCGCCCTGGATTGCTGGAATTGTGGAGGTGAGGGCTCCATGCACCAATGTGTGCCTCCGGCCGTCAAGCGCGAGAGGGAGGCGGCAACGTGATGCGCTCCGCGTTGGTGCCCTCGCCGGAGGATCGAGAGGCCATCGCCAACGGTGCGCCCATCATCCTCCAGATCGTGGGCAAGGCTCACCAGGTGGTGGCGCTTTTCACCGGCGAGTGGAAAGGATGATCCGCCGCAAGGTGCTCTCCTTTGAGCCCGATCCGGCCGATGGAAACCGGCGGCTCTATCGGCTGGAGTGCGGCCACACCGTCAACCGGCGCACCAACGGCTCCAAGCGGTGGGCGCTTTGCGGCGATTGCAGGGATGAGGATGATGGCCTAGCTTGAGGCCCATGCGACGGGTGGCGCTATCCACCCAAGGAGTGTCATGATGGCAACGCAAGCGGAGCGCCTGGAGGCGCTGGAAACTGAAATCGGCGGCATCAAGGCGAAGCTGGAAAAGGTGATGCCATACCTTGAAGGCGCGGCGAACGGCGAGCCGGTCAAGGTGACGGTTGACGGGCAAGATTTGCGCGGTGAGGTGCTCAAGGCTTTCCGGCAGATTGAAACCATCGCCGGGCACATCAACGTGAAGCTCCCGGCCTAAGCCGATCCGTTCCTCCGGAAAGAGGCGCAACGCCCGGCCGCGACAGTGCCGGGCAACATTTGGGAGCTGACCCATGAGCAACATAAATCCCGATCCAAAATTCACGCCCACGCCGGGAACGCCCACCGCCGCGCCGCGCGGTTTCCCATATCCCCACCGCACCCTTGCGGAAATCAAGCCCATTCGCTTCTCGCGTTGCCCGCACGGTGAGCCTCTCGCCACCCGGTGCGCGGACTGCGACCGCGAGCACCGCGAGGCCACGGCATGAGCTGGCAATTCCCCTGCCCGGATCGCGTGCGCCTCGCGCTCAACGGCCCATCCGGTGAGGTGCTCCGGTTGATCGCGCTCCAGCCCTATCGCGGATCGGCCGCCAAGCACCTCATCAATCCGGAGCCCATCCCGGTGCCGGCCGATCCTGCCACACCTCCCGCGCGATCCAGCTCACCGCCGCACCGATCTCCGATCTAGCGCGCGCACCGCTTCCACCCGCTTGCGCTCCAGCCTCAACGCCTCATCACGTGCCGCGCAATGGTGGCAATGATCGCTCTCAAAATAGGCGCGCTCCGAATAGCTCACGATCCAGCTCCTTGATGTGGAGCCGTGGGCATGGGCCTCAAGGCGTTACCGCCACCCAAAGAATTGCGATTAACGCCCTATCAACGTATATCCTCCGGCATGGGCGATCATCCGAACAAAGCCGACGCGCGAGGAGCGCCAAAGGGCAGCACCGGCAACGTGCCGCATGAGCGCAGCGAGGAGGCGGCAACGCTGATCCGCGAGCTCTCCGGCTATGGGATGCCGCAAGAGGAAATCTCGCGCGTGCTCAACGCCACCTATGGCGGCGGCTATTCGGTGGACACCCTGGATCGCCACTATCGCGCGGAGCTGGATGCGGCCTTGGCCTCGCGCAAGAGTGAGCTCCTCCGCCGGGCTCACAAGATCGCGATGGGTGAGGAGGTGCCGGAGAAGGTTTCCCCGGATGCCGCCTATCGCGAGGGCGCGGCTCAACTCCGGTGGCTCCTTGGCGCGGTGCACCGCGTGCGCGATGGCATGGAGCATGATTTCGGAGCTGGCACCATCAATGTGACGATCTCGCCCGATGATGGCGAGCTCTAGCCTCCGCCATGGCCGTGGTGCTCACCAAGGCGCAGCGCCGGGCAAATAAGCTCATCGCCCGGCACCGCATGAGCCTCCTCCGTGGTGGCTCGCGATCCGGCAAGACGTTCCTCCTTTGCCGTGCCGTGGCCACACGCGCGATCCGCGCGCCGGGCACAAATCATTGCATCTTTCGTCTCCGCCGGAACGCCATCAAGGGCACCGTGTGGAAAACGCTCAAGGATGTGATGGCCAAGTGCTTCCCCGGCGTGCCCTTCAAGGAGAGCATCTCCGATCTCACCATCACCTTGCCCAATGGCTCCGTGATCATGGCCGCCGGGCTGGATGATGCGGATCGCGTGGATAAGATTTTGGGCATGGAGTTCTCCACCGTCTATTTCAACGAGTGCACCCAAATCCCTTGGAGCTCCGTGGAAACCGCGCTCTCGCGCCTGGCTGAAAAAAGCCCGCTCCGCCTCCGCGCCTATTTCGATTGCAACCCCACCACCAAGCTCCATTGGACCTATCACCTATTCGTCAAGAAGCTGAAACCGGGCACGCGCGAGCCGTGGGATGAGCCCGATGAGCTGGCGGAGATGAAGATCAACCCGGATGACAACCGGGAGAATATATCCACCGATTATTTCGACGTGCTCAACCGCATGAGCGCGGCAAAGCGCAAGCGTTTCCGGGATGGCGAGTGGAGCGAGGATACGGAGGGCGCGCTTTGGACGCTGGAGGGCCTTGATGCCCACCGGATCGCCATGGGCCGGGTGCCTGATCTTGTGCGCGTGGTGGTGGCGGTGGACCCCTCCGGCACCTCCGGCGGGCATGACAGCACGGCCGATGATGTGGGGATCGTGGTGGCTGGCCTTGGCGTGGATGGCCGGTGGTATGTGCTCGCGGATCATTCGTGCAACCTCTCTCCGGCCGGGTGGGGCCGCCGGGCGGTGGAAGCCTATCGCGAGTGGAACGCGGATCGCATCGTGGCGGAGGTGAATTTCGGCGGTGCGATGGTGCGCCACGTGATCAAGAGCGTGGATGCCTCCGTGCCCTTCAAGGAGGTGCGGGCAAGCCGCGGCAAGATTGCTCGCGCGGAGCCGATCTCCGCCCTCTATGAGGAGGGCAAGATCAGCCACGTGGGCACCCATCCGGACCTTGAGGATCAAATGTGCGCCATGACCTCCAAGGGCTTCATCGGAGAGGGCTCACCGGATAGGGCGGATGCTTTGGTGTGGGCGATCACGGAGCTTTCCGGTAAGAGCAAGCGCGAGCCTGGCGTTAGGAGACTTTGAGCATGGGATGGATGGATCGCGTTGGCCGGGCAATTCTTGGCCGCAAGGATAGCGCCGTGGGGCCGATGGTGGCCATGCGCCGGGTGGGGCAACCCGTCTGGAGCTCGCGCAATTATCGGGCCTTTGCCAAGGAGGGCTATTCCCAAAACGTGGTGGCCTATCGGTGCATCCGCATGATCGCGGAGAGCGCGGCGGCCGTGAAGCTCCTCGCCTATGAGGGCGATGCGGAGCTTTCGGAGCACCCTTTCCTCAAGGTGCTCTCGCGGCCCAATCCGTGGCAATCCGGGCCGGAGCTGGTGGATGCCCTGATCTCCTATTTCAAGCTCGCGGGCGATGGCTTCTTGGAGGCGGTGGAGCTGGATGGCGACATTCGCGAGCTCTACGCTCTCCGGCCGGATCGCATGAAGGCCATCGCCGGGCGGCGCGGCTATCCCATGGCGTGGGAGTATTCGGTGGACGGCACCACCAAGCATCGCTTTGATGTGGACCTCCTCCCGGATCAGCAAATGCCGATCCTCCACATCAAGGAATTTCACCCGCTGGATGATTGGAGCGGCATGAGCCCGGTGGAGGCGGCCGCCTTCGCCATTGACGTGCACAACGCGGCCGGTGGTTACAACAAGGCGCTCTTGGACAACTCCGCCGCACCCTCCGGCGCGCTGGTGTTTGAGGGCGGCGAGGATAGCGATGGCGCGCTCTCGGATGATCAGTTTGCCCGGCTCAAAACCCAATTCTCCGAAAAGCACACCGGGCCGCAGAACGCGGGCAAGCCGCTGATCCTGGAGGGCGGCCTCAAGTGGCAAGCCATGGGCATGAGCCCCAAGGATTTGGAATTTGTGAGCGGCAAGCGCGAGGCCGCGCGGGAAATCGCCCTCGCCTTTGGCGTGCCGCCGATGCTCTTGGGCATCCCCGGCGATAACACCTATTCCAACTATCAGGAGGCGCGCGCCGCGCTCTATGAGGAGACGGTGCTCCCGCTGGTGGACAAGGTTTGCGAGGCGCTCTCCAATTGGGTGCAACCCACCTATGAGGGCCTCCGGATCGGCTATGATGTGGACGCGATTGAGGCCCTCTCGCCGCGCCGCTCCGCCATTTGGGATCGCGTGCAAAAGGCGGATTTCATCACCACCGATGAGAAGCGCGAGGCGGTGGGCTATGGCCCATATAAGCCAACCGACACTCCCGGCGGCACGATCCTGGTGGGCGGCGCGATGATGCCTTTGGAGGAAACCGGCTTCACGCCCGGCGGCCCGGCTCCGGTTGATCCCAATGCGGGAGCGTGAAGGCGATCCGGTGCATCTCCATGGCGTGAGGATTGGAGAGGTGCATCTCAACGCGGAGCGCCAAGGCCGCGAGGTGGTGATCAAGGCGAGCCTCAAGGTTGATTGGCCCGGCCTATGGCACGCGGCCGCCCGCTCACTCGACAAGGGAGAGGATCGGTGAGCACCCGGCGGCAACGTGAGCTCCTCAAGCAAAACCGGCTCCTTGTGCGGCAAGAGGCTCTCGCGGAGCGCGATGTGGCCAAGGTGATCCGCGCCATGGCCGATGATCTCGCCAACCGGCTGGCCTATGGCAACGTGGATGCGATGCTCCAGATTGTGGATGAGCACCGCCCGGCCATGGCCGCCGTGCTGGAGAAGCGCCTCCATCAAACCGCGCTGATCTTTGGCGGCCGCACGCTGGATCGCATCACGGCCAACCTCCCCAAGAGCTACTATGCCGGGCTCGCGCCTGGCACCGGCCCGGTGCGCGGCCGGGATGAGGTGGGCATGGAGCTCAAGGATGCCCGCGAGGTGTTTGAGGGCACCATCCTCCAGTGGGTGCGGCTCCACGCTCTCCAGCGCGCCACCTCCGTGATGGGCACGCTCAAGGAGGCGGTGCGCGGTGTGCTGGTGGATAGCTTTGGCGACGGCACCGGCGAGGCTGGCACCGTGAAGCTCATCCGCGAGCGCATCGGCCGCACGCTCTCCGCCTCCAGCGCGGCCCGGATCGCGCGCACGGAGATGCACACCGCATCCACCATCGGCGCGGATGAGGCCGCCCGATCCACCGGCCTGGAGATGATCAAGGAGTGGGCGAGCGCGGAGGATAGCCGCACCCGGCCAAGCCACGCGGAGGCGGATGGCGATGAGGTGCCGCTTGATGAGCCCTTCTCCGTGGGCGGCGCGCTTCTCATGGTGCCGGGCGATCCCTCCGGCCCGGCCAAGGAAATCATCAATTGCTTTCCCGGCGATGCACTGATCTCAACCGCCGGTCTTAAGGCGGTGATAATCCGCCACTACACGGGAAAACTCATCCAGCTTGAGGGGGCTGGCGGTGTCAACTTGACCATCACTCCTAACCACCCGGTATTGACCCAAAGGGGATGGATTGGAGCGGGTGAGGTGGTGGAAGGAGATTATCTCATCCACCGCAGCATCGCTGATCGCGCCTTTTCGGAGCCAAACATAGAGGATGGATTGGCCAGCGCAGAGAGCCTCGCACGTCTTGCGAAACTCGCGGGAGACATTGATCGGCCTGAAATTGGAGCTGTGAACCTCCACGGCGAGGTGCCCGATCATGAGGTCAAAATTGTAACGCCTCCACGCGAACTGCGCGATGGATGGGAAGCCCTTGGCCGCGAGACGTTCGGCCAAGTCTCGTTCATGGATACCGACATAGGCGCAGGACGCTTGCTTTTTGCGCGCATGGGCGGCGAGCGTTTCCTCGCTGACAACAGCGCCAAGCCGCGCGTCATGTGCTCGGCTGGCGAGGTGGGCGCGTTGCTCCGGCGAGAGCCTGGCCATTCGCATACGGTTGGCATCGCTACCGCTCCGGGCCTCAAGGCCAAGATCGGTGAGGCATTGCCCGATGGTGGATCGCTGCACACCAAGCGCCTTAGCCATCGACAGGACGGATTGCCCATCTGCATACATGGCGGAGACGCGATCCAAGAGGGGCTCCCGGTGTTGCCGCCCGCGCTCCAGATTGGCCGCGAGTGCCGCCTTGCGCGCGTTATAGGTATCGGTGTTGCGTGGCATGATGGCCCTGTTTTCAATTTCGAGACTGACACAGGGATAATCATCGGCAATGGCGTTGTCACTCACAATTGCCGGTGCGCGATCCTCCATCATCCGGTGATCGGCGGCGAGGTTATCCGATAGGGCTTGCAAGCCACATAATAATGTGGCAATCGGAGCTCCTCAACAAGGGAGCTGAAACCCATGAGCATGATTGACAAGGCCACCGGCCGCCCGCTTCGCGTTGCCGATCTCCAGCAAGAGCTTGAGATGATCGCCCGCCTGACCCGGATGTGGAGCGACAATGCCGGGGAACGCCTCACGGAGGTGCGGATCATCGGTGATCGCGTGGTGGGCTATGGGAGCGAGCTCGCGATCCTCCGCCTCGCCAACGCTTGGAGCACGTGCGCGCGCAACCGCTATCCGGAGGTGCGGGATGCTGGCGTGCTCGGCTGGAGCTACTCCATGGATCACCTCCTCCGCATGGAGCCGGTGCCGGAGCTCCGCGCCGCGTGAAGCCTCGCTTTCTGATCGGCTATTCCGCGTGCCCGCTCACCCTTGCCGCCTTTGAAGCGGCCGGGGTGGAGGCGTGGACGTGCGATCTACTCCCCTCGCGCGGCCGCCCGGATCGGCACCTCCAATGCGATGTGTGGGAGGTGGCGCGGGATCGGTGGGATGCCGCCCTCTTTCATCCGATGTGCACCTATCTCACCGTGAGCGCCGCGTGGGCGTTCAATGATCCGGATTTCGCGCGCTATCCCGGCGTGGGCTATCACCAACGGCCCAAGCCGGGCACGCTCACCGGAGCCGCCCGGCGCGAGGCGCGGGATCGCGAGGTGGAGAATTTCCGCGAGCTCCTCGCGCTTCCCTATCCCAAGGCGATTGAAAACCCGGCGCGCTCATTCATCGGCACCGCGCTTCGCTCGCCTGATCAGACAATCCACCCGCATCAATTCGGAGACGATGCCAGCAAGGCCACCGGGCTTTGGCTGGATCGCCTCCCACGCATCCGGCCCACGGCATTTGCGAAGCCTCGCGCGCATCCGGCCCACGGCATTTGCGAAGCCTCGCGCGCATCCGGCCCACGGCACCGATCTCCTTGGTGATCCGATTGTGGGGCGCTGGAGCAATCAAACCGACGCCGGGCAAAACAACCTTTCGCCGGGCGAGGATCGGTGGCTTGAGCGGAGCGCCACCTATCCGGGCATTGCGGCCGCCATGGGATCGCAATGGGGAGCCTATCTCACTCGCGCTTGCTGATCATCGCCATTTGCAGCTATATCGCCTCACGGTTTTCTAGTGCGAGGCGGGCGAATGAACGGCACCAATTTCCAGCTCAAGAGCGATCCGGCGGTGGACACCAAGGCCGGCGCGGTGCCGCTTGATCTCAAGGCGGTGGCGGAGGATGGCGAATTTGAGGGCTATCTCTCCACCTTCGGCAACGTGGATCGCGGCATGGATATGGTGATGCCTGGCGCGTTCCGCCGCACGCTCAAGGAGCGCAAGCTCTCCTCCATCAAGCTCCTCCGCGATCATGACACGCGCCAAGTGATCGGCAAGTGGCTCTCCATGGAGGAGGATGATCGCGGCCTCAAGGTGAAAGGCAAGCTCTTTGCCGGCACCGTCCAGCTCGCCACCGAAACCCTCGCCCTCATGCGTGAGGGCGCGCTTGATGCCATGAGCATCGGCTATCGCACGATCAAGGCCCAATGGGATGAGGAGCAAGGGGTGCGAAAGCTCCTTGATCTTGATCTTTGGGAGGGCTCCATCGTCACTTTTCCGATGAATGAGATGGCCACCGTGGATGCGGTGAAAACCGATCTCACCATCACCGATGTTGAGCGCATACTCCGTGAGGGAGGTGCGCCCGGCGCGTTTGCAAAGCTGGTGGCAATCCACGGCTTTGAGGGCGCAACAAAGCGGCTCGGATCACGCCGGGAGGGCGGTGAAGGCGGCAAAACCATTGCGGAGATGATCCGCGAAACCTCTGCCAAGATGAAAGGAATGGCACAATGAGCAAGCACACGATTGACGCCCTCCGCCGCGACGGGATCACCGGCCCGCTACTGGAGCGCAAGGATGCCACCGGCGGCAACGGCGGCGGCGACGGCACCACCGAAATCAAGGCCGCCCTGGATGATCTCCAGCGCACGGCCAAGGAGCACCGCGAGGCGGTGGATGCGGAGCTCAAGGCTCTCAAGGAGAAGGGTGCGGCCGATCCGGTGCTCACGGAGCGCGTGGGCAAGCTGGATAACGCTCTCTCCGACATGGGCAAGAAGCTGGATGCACTCCGGCTCAAGGAGCGCCGCCCGGAAACCACCGGCGCGGATGGCGGCAAGCGCGAGATGACGGAGGCGGAGCTCAAGCACCGCGAGGCCGCCCTCAAGTTCATCCGCAAGGGCGATGCCTCCGGCTATGAGGTGGATGAGCTCAAGGCTCTCTCCGCCGGGACCGATCCGGATGGCGGCTACATGATCACGCCGGATATGGATCGCAATATCTCGCGCGTGGTCAGCGAGGTGAGCCCGATCCGCGCCATCGCCAATGTCGTCACCACCTCCAGCTCCGCTTTCAAGCGGCTGATCAACGTGGGCGGCACCGGCTCCGGGTGGGTGGGCGAAACGGAGGCGCGGCCGCAGACTGACACCGCGAGTCTCCGCGAGCGCACCTATCCGGTGATGGAGCTCTATGCGATGCCCGCCGCCACTCAAACGCTGCTGGATGATGCGGCCTTTGACGTGGAAGCCTGGCTCGCGGATGAGGTGCAAATCGAGTTCGCGGAGCAGGAAGGCGCGGCCTTCATCATGGGCGATGGCGTGGCCAAGCCTCGCGGCTTCATCGGCGGCTATACGCCGGTGCTCAACTCCGGTTTCACGGAGGCCGGTGGCGCACCGGGCTATGTGAAAACCGGCGCGGCGGCCGATTTCCTTTCGGTTGCCGATGGCGATGAGGAAAACAACCTCATTGACCTGATCACCGCCCTCAAGACGGCCTATCGCTCCAATGCGCGTTTCGTCATGAACCGCTCCACCGTGGGCAAAGTGCGGAAGTTCCGCGATGCGGACGGCAAGAGCTTTTGGTAACAGTCGAT